GCTTTAAGAGGGCCGAAGTTGTTGAGTTGATAGGTGAGTGGAAGAATGTAGTCCACAACGACACAGCGGCCCGTGATAGGGCTAAAGAGGCTATCTCTGGGGCAGATCAACACTACGCAATGTTAATTAAAGAGGCTTGGAAAACTGTAGAGGATGCAGATCAGGCTGGACAACTAAGCGTTAAATCAGGAGCTCTTAAATTAATTGCAGATATTGAAGGCAAGAGAATTGGTATGCTGCAAGAAGTTGGCCTGCTAGATAATGCTGAGTTAGCAAATCAAATTGCAGAGACGGAACGTAAGCAGGATATCCTTGTAAAGATATTAAAAGAAGTAACCGCATCCTGCCCTAAGTGTAAGATGGATGTAGCAAAGAGACTTTCTCAAATTACTGGCATCGTTGAACCAGTTGTACTAAATGAAGAAGAGGCTAATGTTCTGTGAGCATGTTTATAAAGAAATGGATACCAAGCTGTGTCCAAAATGTGGCCTGCCTACACACAGCATTGACTGGAAAGAAGTAGCAAAACTCCATAGAGAATGGATTGATAGCGGTAAAGCTACGCCGCAGGGTTGGTGGTCGATATAATGGATCTAGATTTTAATGATTTAATTGACATGTTGGACGGCGAAGAATTTGATGAGCGTCCAGTAGATCTTCGTACATTTGTAACAAGCCCTGAGTATCTTGGGCTTCCACCACTTTCTGAATACCAATATACGCTAATTGAAAAGTCTTCTCAGGTATATAAAGAGTCTACGCTTATTAAGCTATTTGGTGAAGAAGAAGGCAAGAGAATGTTTAAGCAAACAGCCAACGAGGTTGTTGCTCAATTAGGAAAGGGTTCTGGAAAAGACTACTGCTCCACTATCTCTGTAGCCTATATAGTATATTTACTATTATGCCTTAAGGATCCAGCATCCTACTACGGAAAGCCTCCTGGTGACTCTATTGATATTATTAACATTGCTATTAACGCACAGCAAGCCAACAACGTATTCTTTAAAGGCTTTAGAACACGCATAGATAAGTGTCAGTGGTTTGTTGGAAAGTATACAGAAAAAGCTTCTGAAATTAAATTTAATAAAAATATTACAGTTCACTCAGGACACTCAGAGCGTGAAGCCTGGGAAGGTTATAACGTTATTGTTGTTATCCTAGACGAAATTTCTGGTTTTAGCGTGGAAAATACAACTGGCCACGAGCAGGCAAAAACGGGAAGCCTTATCTATGAGATGTACCGTGCATCAGTTGATTCACGTTTTCCAGACTATGGCAAGGTAATCCTGCTTTCTTTTCCAAGATATAAGAATGATTATATCCAGCAACGCTACGACGATGTGGTTGCAGAAAAAGAAGTTATTACTAGAACGCATCATTTTAAACTAGATGATAATCTTCCAGACGGAACAGAGGGCAATGAGTTTGATATTGAATGGGAAGAAGATCATATCATTTCATACAAGTATCCAAGAATGTATGCACTAAGAAGGCCTACATGGGAAATCAATCCGACAAGAAGCATAGATGATTTCAAAGTAGCATTTTATAAAAATGCCCCTGATGCCCTAGGAAGATTTGCATGTATGCCATCCGAAGCAATTGATGCCTTCTTTAAATCAAGGGAAAAGATTGAGAAAGCTTTTAGTAATATGGCTTTAGCCGTAGATAACTTTGGAAGATTTGAAGATTGGTTTGCACCAGATCCAGACAAAGAGTATTTCTTGCACGTAGACCTTGCACAAAAGCATGACCATTGTGCAGTTGCTATGGCACACGTTCAAAAGTGGGTTAACGTAAAAGTAACTGACACGTACTCTCAGCCAGCACCAATTGTAGAAATTGATGCGGTCAGATATTGGACACCTACTCCAGACAAGTCCGTAGACTTTACTGAAGTTAAGGATTATATTCTGTCTCTTAGAACTAAAGGATTTAAAATACGAGTCTGTACCTTTGACCGATGGAACTCACACGACATGATGCAGCAATTAAAGCAGTATGGAATTAACACAGAAACTTTATCCGTAGCTAAAAAACATTACGATGATATGGCTATGGTTGTAGCAGAAGATAGACTTAGTGGTCCAGCCATCAAGCTTTTGGTAGACGAATTACTTCAGTTAAAAATTATGAGAGATAGAGTTGATCACCCACGAAAAGGATCAAAAGACTTGGCGGATGCTGTTTGTGGTTCTGTTTATAATGCTATAAGCAGAAGTAGGCCACAAAACAACGAAACAATAGATATACACACTTATGATTCTTTAAAGTGGGATAGAGAAGAAGAAGATACAATATCTACAAACATGATAAGGCCTCCAAGGATGCCACAAAACTTATCAGATGTACTAGACGGAATGGAAATAGTATGAGCATATATCAAGAAAAAGCTAAAGAATGTAAGTGCTGTGGAAAGCATGTTCCGCTTCCTACAACACTTAAAGAATATGGTGGCGTAATGCTATGTCCCACAAGCTTTGCAAATGTAATAGAGTATAAAAGATTATGGAAATCTTTGGGTTCTAGGCCAGCTGGAAATATTAGAAAACATTTTTCTGAATATGTGCAGCAAATAGTAGAGACAACCATTGACAAAAATGAAGACGGCACGTTACAATAGACACTTGGCAACAGTAGCCAAGTTGGTTAAGGCCCCGAACTCATAATTCGGTTATTCGTAGGTTCAAGTCCTACCTGTTGCACAAAGGAGAATCATGCAAGAACCAGATGAAAGCGACGAAAAGCTAGCCTATTATTTAGAGATAGGAGCAGTCAGTCTTGAAGGTATGGATGAAAACGGAGAGATGATATACAGCATAACCGAACTTGCAAAAGATATTGCTCCAGAATTATGGCAGTCTCATATACAATACGTAGATAGATCCCTTATGGAATTATACGAGCAGGGATTGGTTGAAGTAGAGTATGATGAAAATCTAGAGGCCACGCTTCACCTTACTGAAGAAGGTAAAAGAATAGCAAAGCAAAAGGGTCTTGTGGAGATGGACATTAATAGGGATATTCCAAACGACTAATTGCAGGGTAATTAATTTTTTGATATAATATATTTAGGTCGCCGTAAGGGGCCTATACAAATTAACTTATTCGCTTGAAGGAGGAATAAAATGGTAACAACACATTTCGCATGGGACCTTTTTAAGGACCCATTTTTTATTGGATTCGATAGAGCTTTAGATACATGGAACCACGTTCAAACAGTATCAAGTGCAACTAACTATCCACCATATAACGTAATCAAGGTAGACGAAGACAACTTTGTTGTCGAATTAGCAGTCGCTGGATTTGGTAAAACAGATATTGATGTATCAACAGCAGACGGCAAGCTTACTGTAAAGGGAGAACTAAGCACAGAGGATAACGATTCGAAGTTTATCCACCGTGGAATTGCTGCCCGTAAATTTACTCGTGAGTGGGCCCTTGGTGAATATATGGAAGTAAAGGCAGCGGAACTAAAGGACGGAATGCTTAAGATTGATATTGTACGCATTCTACCAGAAGAGAAGAAGCCAAAGACTATTAAGGTAAAATAAATAGTATAATATAAATCTGCACCCCGTCACTGGGGAGTCGCAGGTTATTCGGGTCGCTACCCGAAGGATGGACCTGAGCACGTCCCGAAACTGCTCTTTAAATTTTAAGGAGAATTATGTTTGAGTACAGAGTTAAGCAAGTAACAAAGATAGTGGACGGAGATACTATTGATGTTGACATTGATCTTGGATTCAGCATTTCATATTCTCAAAGACTTAGACTGGCAGGAATTGATACGCCAGAATCAAGAACAACAGATAAGCTTGAAAAGACATTAGGACTAGAGTCAAAAGAATATCTTAAGTCTAAATTTAAAGATGCCAAGGACATTGTTGTAAAAACAGAAAAACCAGACAGTTCTGAAAAGTATGGTCGTATTCTAGGCTGGGTATACCTTGACGGAAACACTAAGTCTGTTAATGAACAAATGATTGAAGATGGTTATGCGTGGGGATACATGGGAGAGACTAAGGTCAAAGATTTTGTTGCCTTAGCTGAAAAGAGAAAAAAGAGCGGTAAATAATGCCTATCTACGAATACAAGTGTGAGTGTTCTCCAGAAGATATTGTTTCAAAAGAAAGATCAATCACTGATGTTGAACCAAGTTACCTGTGTGTTTTGTGTGGGAAAAAGATGCACAGACATTACGGATCTTTTGGTATACAGTTTAAGGGTAACGGATTTTACAAAACAGATAATGTTAAGTAATTTAAACTAACATTCTGCTATAATATCTAAGTAAGCAAAATTATTGCATTACTTAGGAGATACCTAGTTGACTAGAAAGTTACAGTATTTTTTAACCAGCCTTTTTATATTCGGCTGGCTTTTCCTTTTTGGGCCTAGCATAGCAAATGCTGATGAGCCAACAGTTCAAGTAACTCCAGCTACACCTTCTTCGGATACCGCTACAGCAACCACTCCTATTACAGTTGAGACAGTTGCAGATAAGGTTGAAGCGGCAGCAGAGACATTGCAGGCAGCAGCAGAAACACAAGCAACTGCTATAACTACTACAATTCAAGCCAATGTGCCTAACACAACAACAACGCA